GTTTGATCCCGATGATAAGATTTCTGGTGGTTCAGGATTTATGTTTGCTTCGAGTATCATTGTTGCAATGAAGAAATATAAGCTTAAAGAAGACGAAGAAGGAGTTAAGGGTTCAGAAGTTCGCGGAATCCGGTCAACCTGTAAGGTTGTTAAAACACGATACTCTAAGCCGTTCGAGTCAATTAAGATTGATATTCCATGGGAAACAGGTATGAACCCACTGAGCGGTTTGTTTGATCTATTCCTGAAATCTGGTAAACTCGTTAAAGAGGGTAACCGATATTCATATACATCTAAAGTTACCGGTGAGGTTGTTAAGATGTTCCAGAAGGAATGGAAAACAAGTGAACAGTATATGAAGGTCATTATGAATGAGTTCACCGAGGATGATCTAGTCACAGTTATAAGTGATAGTGACGAAGAGAAAGACAATAAAGAAATAGCAGAGGTATAATATGGTAAACGATAATCATGAGTTGTTATTGGAACTATGGGCGAGAATTAAGTCCCATATTGCTCCGAAAGAAAGGCTGGAAGTTGCCGACATCTTTGTAGTAGTTTTCGACGAATTTGGACTCATCGAGGATTCATTGATGGATGAGGATTTGGACAAGGAGATGCGTGCAGCGGTCCGAAGCCATCTTTCGGAATTTGATGAAGAAATTGATGAGGATGCCGATGATGCACAAAGCGGCTGGTGAGTTCGGAGAGGCATTACTCGACACAATCAAAAGCAAGGATGTTCAGAAATCCTATACGCAAGTCCAACAGTTAAAAGAAAATATGAGAGATGCAACTGTGGGTGCCGACTACGTGACATGGATTTCTGAACCCGCAAATCTGACCAAAATGCATAAGGCACTGGCAGAAGACCTAATGGTTCCTCCTAGAGCTATGGCGATTAAGAGAGTATTGATGTCTAGAGCACAGCGGGCTATGTTACTAGTCCAAGCTATGGAAATTGCGATTAAGCGGGTTCATAAACTGTGAGCAATTGGTATTATCGAGTAACGAAGGACCTTAGTAAAATTACCGATTTTATTGAATTCTTTGAGATAGAATTGGACCAGGCCCGAATGGAGTTGTCCTTGAAGGGGAAATCTCTGGAAAGGCACGCCGCAGAACTGCCTGGATTGGTCGAACAACGATTTGCCCAATTACAAGAAATTGAGGCAGTTCTCGAGTACCTCAATATACAATTGAAGAAGGAGCGATCTTCCGAATTCAAAAAGTTTCTAGAAGCTTATAATAAGACTCTGAGTTCTAGAGATGCCGAAAAATATGTTGACGGCGTGTCCAGTATTGTTGATTTGACGTTATTGGTAAATGAGGTAGCGTTGCTAAGAAACAAATTTCTAGGAATTAGTAAGGGGTTCGAAGCGAAAAACTTTATGACGGGGCACATAATCAAATTACGTGTTGCTGGTTTAGATGACGCGAGTATGTAAAACGGAAATATATGATAACATTAGTAAGAAAACAAGTAGCAATGAATAATGACACATTTGCTCCAGAGCTTGAAATGACAGTAAGATTGCCGATCGAGTTGGTGCAGGACACCCCTGCATTAGATTCCGCATTCTATGAAAAGATTGGCAGGGATTTTTGTACATTATTAACGGCTAAAACTTCATAACAGATATAAATGGCAACAACAAAACTAATCATACAGGATGAATGTAACGTAAAGTTCGAGGGACTTGATGTATCTACTCGGCGTAAACTAGCGGATTCTGTAAAATTCTTTCTACAACATGCACGGCACATGCCTGCCTTCAAATTGGGCAGGTGGGACGGGTGTGTTAGCTTCTGCGACATAGGCGGGAGATCATATTTGAATCTACTCGATATTCTTTTACCTATTGTGCAACAGCAGGGATATTCGATCGATATAGAAGACCTGCGCGATGAGCACAGCTTCGAGTTTGAAAAGGTAAAAGAGGATAGCTATTCTCACATCACCTGGCCCAAGGGCCATCCTATAGCAGGCCAGCCAATTGTGATTAAGGAACACCAATTGGATGTTCTAAATTCATATCTTGAGAACATTACCGGGGTTAATATTGCCCCTACAGGGTCAGGAAAAACACTAATTACGGCGATTTTGAGTCACAAGGTTCAACCTTATGGTCGCAGTATAGTAATTGTACCCACTAAAGACCTTGTGACTCAAACTGAGGAAGACTATATTAACCTCGGCCTCGATGTAGGCGTATTTTTTGGAGATAGGAAAGAGTATTTAAAAACTCATACTATATGTACATGGCAAAGTTTGGAAAGCCTAGCAAAGCGTTCGAAAGAAACCGATTTAGAAATAGATATAAACGCTTTCTTCGAGGGCGTAGTCTGCGTTATGGTGGACGAAGTCCACAAAGCCAAGGCAGATGTATTGAGACGTTTATTGTCGAGCTATTTGAATAGAGTGCCGATCCGGTGGGGGTTAACAGGTACTATGCCCGAAGAAGATCATGAAAAAATGTCTGTACTTGCGTGTATAGGCCCCATGCTCGGTAAGATTAGAACAAAAGAACTTCAAGATAAAGGCATACTTGCCCAGCTGCATGTTAACGTGTGGCAATTGCAGGATCTCGGCGCAGCAGCTTTTGACAGTTACCAGGCCGAGCTAAAGTGGTTAACTACGAGTCAACAACGGATGAAGTTTCTAGCAAAGTCTGTCATTGAAATGTCTGAATCGGGCAACACTCTCGTACTGGTAGATAGAATTGAGACAGGGAAGATGTTACAATTGCTTATACCGGATTCCGTTTTTGTGTCTGGGCAGATGAAGTCAAAGGATAGAAAAGAGGAATATAAAGAAGTCCAAGAGGTAGATGGTAAAGTTATCATTGCAACATACGGGGTTGCATCGACAGGCATTAACATTGTTCGTATTTTCAACCTAGTTTTGTTTGAATCAGGAAAGAGTTTTGTTAGGGTGATACAGAGCATAGGTCGTGGAATTCGTGTAGCAGAGGATAAGGATTTTGTAAATATATATGATGTATGTTCTAATTGTAAATTTTCAAAACGACACTTATCGAAGCGTAAGAAATTCTATGATGAGGCGGAATACCCATATAGTGTCACGAAGGTGAAATATTGATGGAACTAGTTGAGTTAGATACTGAAATATCTTGGGGATATGTGGCGTTGATGGATACATTTGCAACTGCAAACATATTAGAATTAACGTTTAAAAAGAGGACCCAGACCGAGCCTGCCAGGGAGTTTATAACCATTGTATATGAGCGTAATTCCGAAACGTCGTCAACCCTGACATTTATGGCAATTAGGCACTCTGGTATTGAAAACATGCTTTGCGATTTCTTAATGAAGTGTGAGGTAGACCCGATAATGATCCCAATTGGGAGATTTGATATGCGAAAGACGGATGAAGAATTAGAAGAAGCTTGGCAACATAGAAGAAGAGAACTAGGATTTAGAAAATGAAAATTTTAACAAATGCGAACGAGGCATATGACCTTGACAAGATACCAAACGAAATTGAGGACATTAGATACTGCGTGCTGGACTATTCAGATCCAAAGGATCCGGACTACTTCTTCATACCGCTTATCTTCTTGGAAAGTTTCTATGCACCAGCTGTTGTATTGGAAATTGGGAAATATACTGTGCAGATGCCACTAGATTGGTCAATATTGGTGTGTGATGAAGATTACAGTGATTTAGAATTAATGCCGTTGACGAGCCTCAATGACAGGGGATTTCACACAATGGTTTTTAATCCGCTAAGGCATATGGTGCCACGACCACAAGAAATAACAATCACAAACGTTTATGCAGAAGTTAAGTGGTTCTTTCCGAAACTTAAAAATGGAAATATTCTGGTTGTTCCTGTAGAAGATAAGCCCCACCCTGACTGTGTTTTGTTTGTCAAGGAAGTATCTAAATTGCCAGATGTCATAGATATTGGAGCATTGTTTGAGTAATGATATAAAAGATTGGTTAGACGGATTTAGTACGCTAAATCCGATAGAGGATTCTTCACCAAAGGGTAAAGAATATCTAGTTGACATGTTTCGGGAGTCCTTACCTGCGCTCGACATGGGAGACAAGACATTCTATAAAAGAAAGACTGCTGATCAAAAGAAAGAAATAGAAAAATCCATGTGGATTTTGATGAGGTTTATGAGTGCATCAAAATCAGCAGCAGAGCACCATTTATTGATGGTAAATGATCTAGTCAACGCTAATTTTAACTTGCTAGTGAAAAAAGCAAGAGAGGGCAAGGAAGGCCATGCGGAGCTTCAGTGGATGTTGTTAGCATTGTGCGGATCTGGCAGAAAACAATATCATGAAAAAGTACCTGCCCCGAAGGGATTAAAGAAAAATAAACTAGAAGAGGCATTGTTAGAGCACTATCCGCTGTTAAAGACATCCGATTTAGAGTTGCTACTACAGATTAATAGCACCGAGGACTTTGAGTTGTTCTTTAAAGACAACGGGTATGACGATAAGACAATTAAGGAAATCCTTAAAACCAATGGCAAGTCTAAATAACTTGAAGATAAAAACAATGGAACAGAAATTCCAATGTAAACATTGCGGAAAAAAGTTTCATAAAGAGACTACATTATCTACCCATATGTGTGTTAAAAAGCGACGATATATGGATAAGGATTCTGCGGGCTGTAGATTTGGATTTCGTGCATATCAAAGATTCTATGAAATAAGTGCAAACTCTAAAAAGCCAAAATCTGTCGATGAATTCATTAACAGCACATATTACATTGATTTTGTTAAATTTGGCAATCACTTAGCATTGTTGAAGCCTTTGTATATTGAACAATATATAGATTTTGTTATTAAGAACGGGGTTAAGCTAAAAGATTGGACAAAGGATTTTGTTTATGATGTCTATATAGTGGATATTGTGAAGAAAGAACCGCCGGTAAGTGCAGTCGAGAGGACTATCACTGGTATTATGGAGTGGTGCAGTACAAATGGCACACAGTTTAGTGATTTCTTTAGTAGTATTTCGGCAAATGAGGCAGCCTATTTGATCAAAACAGGGAAAATAAGCCCCTGGGTATTGTACCTATCATCAAACAGTGAGGCATTGATGAATAGATTTAACGATGACCATTCTAAGATGATCGGTGACATCATCGATCCAGGCTTCTGGATGAAAAAGTTTAAAAAGAATGACGATGATGTTGAGTTCATCAGGAACTTGTTAGAGCAGGCCGCCTTATGAATGTGTATTATTCTTTTAAGTTGACTAATGGTGCGATCAGTTCAATCCAAGACTGGCTAACTAATAACAGATTATTGGACAAGGTGACTTATGATTGGGTAGGAAACATTCTTACATTTGAATCGGAGGAGGATAGTGTGGCATTTTATATGAAATTCGGTGCTGAACCCTACGAGACCCTGCTCGACAGAATGTTATCAGAGGAGAAAGATGATGAGTAAAACTGTTGTGACAACGGGATGGACTGGGCCCAGGGGTAAGTGCGACATGTGCGATACTAAACCGGCAACGCATTGGTTTGGTGACACAAGCGTGGCACTATGTGATAGCGACGAGTGTGAAGAACAAAATCAGAGAAATTGGCGGAGAATGTTAGATGAAATTGATAACGATGATTATTGATATGTCGAGGAAAACCTGTGCGTAAAGTTTTAACTGACGTAGACATTGACGTATTTGGCCGAGACAAGATACTCGAGGGTGTCGAATGTATTTACGGCAGAATAGATCGGGCAGATGATAAGTTTGAAAAACACCCAACAGGTGTATATTTCCAAAATATACCAAGAGATCCTGTGACAAATATGTCCACATTAGATCATCGAATTGCAAATGAATACGGTTACTTTAAGATCGATTTTCTTAATGTAAATATGTATCAAGATATCATAAATGAGGAACACTTATTGCGGCTTATAGATACAGCACCACCGTGGGACTTCTTTCTATACCAAGAAGTGACGGATAAACTGTTTCATTTGAAAGGGCATAGTGATCTATTGACAAAATACAAACCAAAGTCTGTTGATGATTTAGCAATGATACTTGCAATTATTCGGCCGTCGAAGTCTTATCTTAGGAGTTCTTCCTGGGAAGGCATAAAAGAAAGAGTATGGCTAAAGGAAGGAGAGGACGGTTACCAATTTAAGAGGTGCCACGCAATTTCTTATGCGTTGGCTATTATTGTTAATTTGAATCTTCTGATAGAGAAGATGTCAAAGGATTAATCGGGGCGTCTAATAAGTTGTATTTGACGTTTCTTGATGCGCTTTTTCATGATGTTATTTAAGCTTGTCATTGATCCAAACATCACTTCAACATCCTTGTTGACAATAGTTTTTAGACAGTATCTAAATGGTATCATCTGCCCCTGGAGAAATATGTTGATAGGTAATAACCTATTGCTTTCCCACCACCACGTTTCGCCGTGTTCCAGGAATAAAACTTTCTCTTCAGAAGTCTTAATAGACTGGTAATCGTAAAAACTAATGATCTTCTCATCTGAATTTTGAATAATACCAATGTATTCGTGAGTTTGACTCCTTAAGCCACTGAGAAATGGGAAGTCTACAGCAATGTTTTCTAAATTAATCATATGAATGTATTTATACCGAATTAATGATTATCAATATTTTTTTGGTGCCTTTTGTGATAAATAACAGAAGGCAGGTATAAATGGACGTCACTTTTCACAAAATGTACTTATATGATCACGTTTGGCAACTTCTTGCCGTAGGCGATACGTTCTGCCCTTGTAAGGATAATGGACCAATGAATAATAATACAATGCTGAAAGCGCATAAGGGTATTGATAATAAGTTAATATTTAGGGTCCTAGGGCCAGACAGAACACCTCTAGACATAGCATGCAATCAGCAGGTCTATGCAAGAATTATTGACCCAGACTCTAGGGTGGTTGAACTTGAAAAACTGTGTAGGCTTGGCCCAGCAAAAGGCATAATCACACTAGAACTGGATTCAGGTGACCTTGCATTGATTCATGCCGGGTTGCATGAGATTGTCCTAATCCGGACAGAAGATTTTGTTGCTAACGTACCCGGGTATTATGTAGAAAAGCCATTATATAGTAATCTGAATGATGATGTGGCTCTGCAGATAGAAATTACTGAACAAGCATTCAAGACACCGTTGCCAAGTGTTACCATTTTACCCGAGAATTGGGTAAAGGACATCCTTGTTCCTACATTTGGACCTCCTGCCCCGTGTTTTTACACTTCGCGCATTCCAGGAGCCCGGGTACTTAACCATTTAGCATCAGTTCATACTTTTTCGACCTATACCAAAAATGCAACCGGGGTGCTAGAAATATGGGGATCACTGGAAGAGACGCCTGATCCATATTTGCAATCGACGCACTGGGCAAAGATTTATCCATCAACAATGTCTAGGGACATTGAGTTCATCGGATATACCGGAACACAGGCATGGACCTTTGCGGCAAACTTTATGTGGATTAAGTTTAGATATTTCCCCTCGCAGGAAGTGCTAGACCCCGGTACACTAGAGAAGGTAATTGTTAGGACTTGATATGAGATTATATGAAATTTTAAATGAATCTAATTATGAAAACAGATATGCCGGCGACCGTGAGACCCAATTGTATATGGAAGGCCAGTGTGTCAAATTAGCAGTTGCATTGAATACATTAAATCCTGATAGATTTATTTTGGGATGCCTATATGAACATACCGCAGCGCCTAATCATGATACCAATAGATCAAGACCATTGGAAAACATTTTCTAAACGGGAAAGAAAAGAAATACTAACAAATCCACATCATTGGTCTATGGTTCATGCATTTGTCTTTGATAATGAAGCTAATCAATTTCTTGACGCCAGAGGGTATCATTCATCATTAAGGGCAGTTCTAAACTTTTGGGGTACAGGCGGGGAAAAAGAATCTGGGGGCAGAGATTTAAAATATCCAATTTCTCAGAATGATATTCGTCAAATGTCTTTAGGTACAGACGACGAGATGGAGGATTTAGATTTAAGCAATAATGCATTAAGAAAAGCATTGTCATACGCTCAAAGAAAACTGGGTGTAGATATCAGTAATTCAGAAAAGCAACTTAAATCTAGAAAAGCTCCAGTTAGGAAGCCGTATAGAGACACATCTGTTTATCATTCAGATGAAGAAATACCAAGCAGCGATGAAGAGTGGCCTGAAGAGTGGCCTGAAGAAAATTGATTAAGTAATTTTAATCTGTTATAATAACTTAATGATTATCGACATTATTAAGGATGCAATTCTACAAAATATCGGACCTATGAGGTCAGCCCCGAAGGGCTGGCATAAAAGAAACTGCATGCTGTGTCACACCCAGGGGCATGGCAAGGATACTAGGTTTAGATTCGGTATCCAATTTAACCCGCAGTCAATTGCTTGCAATTGTTTTAACTGCGGGTTTTCTGCTGGTTATACTGAGGGTAAGGAACTTTCAAAGGCTTTTAAGTTTCTCCTAAACCACCTCAACATTGATCGAAAATTCATAGATCAAATTGAGTTTGAAATATTCAAACAGAAAAACAGTATCATTGCGGTGCGTGAGGGCGATGAGGGAAAGGAAAATCCTGAACAGAAATTTAAGGCACTCTTTCAAAAGTGGAAACCTATGGAATTGCCTGCCGGCGCACTTCCTATAGATGTATGGTTAGAAAACGGATTGGATGATCCCGATTTCCTGAAGGTAGTCAACTATGCGTTAAACCGAAAGATTTTTGATCTGGGAGAGTTTTATTGGTCCCCAGATAAATTCTATAATGTAAATGAGCGGTTGATTATCCCATACTTTTACAAAGGGAAAATTGTAGGGTTCACGGCAAGACTCTGTTATGATACTGATGATAAATCGACCCCAAAATATTTTCAACAATGCCCTGAAGATTTTGTCTATAATTTGGACCATCACCAGGACTGGGCACGTAAATACGCTATTGTTACTGAGGGTGTCCTCGATGCATGGACTGTTGATGGTGTGAGCATCTTAGGTGAAGTAGGCCAGTCAAAAATAGACATAATAAACAGGCTACAAAAGCAAGTCATTGTGTGCCCAGACAGAGACAAAAAGGGCAGAGACCTAGTTGATGTTGCGATACAGAATAATTGGGCGGTTGCATTCCCCAAGTGGGATCCAAGAGTTAAAGATGCATCTAACGCTGCTGAAAAGTACGGGAGACTATTAACGACATATTCAATCATATCAACAGCGGTTACGGGAAAAGAAAAAATACAAGTTACATGGGACGTAGAGCAGAATGCAAGAGAACGACAACGCAAGCGAAATTAATGATTATAGTAAGGACATAGAAGATCTGTTCATTAGCTTCATGGTAAGCAAACCAGATCTATTTGTTCGTTGCAAAGGTATACTCAAGTCTGATTACTTTGATGATAAGCAGAATCGTGATACTGTGGCATTCATCGAGGGATACAGCGTTGATTTTACAGAGATACCTTCCCTGGAACAAATCAAAGCAGTTACTAAAAAGCAAATTACCTTAATGGAAGTTGAGGCTGCAAAGCACGACAATTGGTTCTTGCGAGAGTTTGAAAGATTTTGTAGACACAAGGCATTGAGGGATGCAATTTTGGCCTCCCCCAACTTGCTAGATGGGGGTAGATATGGCGAAGTGGAAGCGACTATCAAAGCGGCAGTTCAGATTGCGCTTGTCAAGGATCTCGGAACAGATTACTACGCAAATCCAAAGGCGCGTCTCGAGGCGATTAAGGAAGGCAAAGGACAGGTCTCTACTGGCTGGAAGACGGTCGATGAAAAGCTATATGGCGGGTTTAATAAAGGCGAAATAACAATCTTTGCAGGGCAGTCAGGTGCAGGTAAATCTTTGTTCTTACAGAATCTAGCAGTCAACTGGGCCCAGGCAGGGTTAAATGTTGTTTACCTCTCATTAGAACTTAGTGAAAAGCTATGCTCAATGCGTATTGATGCAATGCACACTGGTTACGAAACAAGAGAGGTCATGCGTAATATTGATGATGTTCACATGAAGGTTAGAGCATCTCAACAAAAGAGTGGCGGGTCATTGCGTGTTAAACAATTACCAAACGGTTGCACTTCAAACGACATAAGAGCATTTATTAAAGAGTATGAAATACATTCAAAGAGAAAAGTTGACGCCATACTAGTTGACTATCTGGACTTGATGATGCCGATGAGTAAGAAGATTTCTGCAGAAAACTTGTTCGTAAAAGACAAATACGTCACAGAAGAATTGCGTAACCTGGCAGTTGAACTAGACACAGTCACAGTATCAGCATCGCAGTTAAACCGTGGATCATACGAAGAAATTGAATTTGATCCGAGCCATATTGCAGGTGGTATTTCTAAAGTTAACACAGCAGATAATGTGATTGGTATTTTTACAAGTGCTGCGATGAAAGACGGTGGCAGATATCAAATCCAGTTCATGAAAACACGCTCCAGTTCCGGGGTTGGATCTAAAGTCGATCTTGCATTTGACAACAAAAGCCTGAGAATTACAGATTTGGATGAAGATGATGACAACGCAATTACGGCCACATCGAAGAATATTTATGAACAGTTAAAGAAGAAAAGCATAGTTAAGTCCACTGAAAAGGTAGATGCCGAGACAGGGGAGATTACAAGCATGACACTAAGGTGGACCCATTAGAAGGTGCAGCCACGCTGCGAGCTTTTATTAAGAAAAGATAATAAATTGATAAATATGTAAACTAGTTGGAGATACCAAATTGTCAATTAATCGCAGAAGCAAGTCTATTTTAGAGGAAATTAGTTCATATATTCCTCAAAAAAATAAGGAAGACTTAATAGAGGCTAGGGCTCAGCATATAATAGTTTCTGCCATTAATTTGCTAGAGTCTATAGATGAGTCCTTTTCTGCCGAAGAGGCAGATGCATTGAAAAAAAGATTCGTCTCCAGCATAAGAGGCGCTGACCCTAACAGGTTCACGAGAATGGTAAAGCGTATAAAAGGTGGATGTCACGGGGACGAAGACCCAGATGGCATCTAATACAAGACAACTTGTTAAGCTGTGGATTCAATTTTTAAAGAATAACAGAATTGTTGATGCACAAGCTGATCCAAAATCTGGAAAATTGAAATATAACAGGTCAGTTACTGCAACTGATATAGAACATTTTTTAAAAGTCAACACTGACTATGACGATGCGATAATCGGCAAGGCAATCAGGAGTGCTAAATCTGGTAGTTCGAAGGCGGCAAGCACACCCCAAATAAAAAATGACCCAACCCAGCAAGGATCGGATCAACAGCAGGCATTGCCGAATAATCAAAGGCAGTTATCCGGCCCTGCAAATTCTGCGCCCACCCCTAAAAAGAAAAAATATAACACAGATAATGCACAGGATGTTGACTATAGGGACATAAATGAGGCATTAACAGATGACCCCGGCGGCGAATTTGATGAGGACGAGATCGAGAGAATATTTAGTGCATTGGCATCACAGCCTGGAAATAAAGAAGCTTCTGGGAGACAATCCGCTCGTAAATCAAACGGCCCCCAACATCAAGATTCTGCAGAAGACCCCGAAGCGCAGGAGAGAAACTTCAATGAAATTAAGAGAGTAGTCAGAGATACCATGACGCCTCAACAGCGAAAATCATTCTGGAGACTGCTAAAAGATCCTGGAACGGTTTCCGAATCCCAGATTACTAATGTTGATGCAAAAGAGGTCTTAAAGACTGCTGCCGAAATAAGGAATAAGAAGGGCATCAGGAATGCGCTGTCATCTAGGAAAAAAGTAACGGCCGATGACTTAATGAACGCATGGGTGGCAAATAGAAAACCGGATGATACTCGAGACATCGCAAGTCTCCTAAAGTCTAAATTTGAATTCAGTGACTCTGAAATAGAAAAGGCATTTTCTGCCGTATTTGGCAAGGAAAAAGATTCAGACAGTCACGCAGAGCCGGTTGCTACAAAGCCACTTATGAAGATTGCAAACTATGTAAAGTCGAATGGCTTAACTGATGACATGATTAAATTCCTCGAACGGGAGTATGGCGAAGAATTGGGTACAAGCAAGCGAAGTTTTGGTAGTAAATTAAAACAAAAGGCTGGGAAATTTTTAAATCAAAAAGTTTTTGAAGAAGATATTGCAGAAGTATTTGACGTAATCGTAAAAGAAAGTACAATGTCTAGACGGCACATGGAGCAAACAAGCCTTGGCCGATCAAAAAAATGATCTTAAAAGAAATATCGAACGGCATCACCCATATTGAAGACTTATCAGCAAGAGATTTTATGTATGTCCTGGGCAATCTAGGTCAGTATGAAATCACTGAAAAACTTGATGGCGCGCAAATGCTCTTTGGCATTGATGAATACGGGCTGTATACGTCGAGAGAATCTAAAGGCGGTAAAAGAATATACAATGAGAAAGACTACGGATTGAGTTTTTCTTCCACATACATACGCTCAGCACACATACTATTACATCAATCCAAATCCATTCTCGAGGATGCTGGCCTAAGGCCAGGTGACCAGGTTGAGGCGGAAGTTTTGTTTGGGCAGTTACCTAACGTAGTTCCATACTCTGCAGATAGAAACTATTTAATTTTCCTGCGAACAACCGAGGGGAGAGTGAATATTGATCGTTTGAAGCAAAAGCTCAGTGGTCGGACCTCTTCTATATCCCTTGTATCTCCTATAACAGAAGATGGTAGAACAATACAGTTTAAAGAAACAGCAGGCACATGGGAATTTTCTAGATCGCCAATACTTAAAATTCCAGTCACAAATACAAACATCAAGCTAAACAGGATGATAAAGTATTTAGGGACCGTTGACGCCTTTACTTCCCAATCATATGGTACACTTTTAGAGACACCACTCAATAAGACGCCGGACTGGGTGCCTGAGGGAACATGGAAAAGTGTGAAAGAATACCTTAGGGACAGAAAAGAAGAACTACGCACCCACTTGGAATCAGAGTACATATATCCAATAAAGGAAAAACTGCTGGACCAACTTGTCCGACCCACTACCAGTAAGTTTGGCCCTGCATTAGAAGAGGGCGGCTGGATCGAGGGCGTCGTTCTACGTCACATATCCACCGGAAGAATGGTAAAAGTAATCGATAAAGAGGTATTTGGAACTGTTAGAGAAGCAGCGTGGGAAAGAAGAAATAAATTAACGGAACATGCCAAGAGTCCCGATAGTGAATTAAGCTTTATGGGAAGCATGTTTGTTGATATGGCAAGGGCGCTGGGTCACCCGCATCTCGGAACAATTCAGGCAAAAAATTATCTGCGCAAGGCTGGTTCCATTAACGAAGAAAGAATTTCTAGTCTAACAGACGGCGTTGATGTAGAATCTGTTAAGAATTATTGGCTTAACATATTTGAAATTAAACTTGCACATTTAAGTGAGGATCTAGATAAATATGAGAAAGAAGAGGAGAAATCCGGTTGGCTGGAAACTGATAGAACCAGAAAGGCGATTTACGAACGCACAACACAGACGTATGCAACGTCGTTTCAAAAGATGTATCGTCTTAGGGAAGCTACGTTACAAGCGAAAAAGGTAGATGATCTTCTTATGATATTAGTTGGTAAACAATTGGATGACTTGGCATGAGAATAGACGAGATAGTAACATTACGAGACGTACTTGGTGTAGATAGACATTGCGCTCGCTAACTTCCAGGGCTGGCACCGACATAAATGTGAAAGATTTGATAAAATAATGGAATTAAAATACAAAACGCCGCCCGAATCACAGGGCGGTTCTGCTATTAGCGGATGCGGAACTATCCACAAATCCGAGATTGTACCTACATTATCCGAATTATCTAATGATTTGGCCTTGCCGTTTGATCTTAACAGTTACACCCTGGGATCAACAGGAAAACGTGATTATTCCGGCGACATCGATCTTGTCATTGACACAGACTGGTGGACAAGTGAGATTGGTGCATTTAGGGAAAAATTGGTACATTTGTACGGATTAGAAAACACAGCAAGAAACGGCGATATGGTTCACCTCAAGTATCCCATTGTCGGGTACAAGGAAGTACTACAAGAGGCGCAACCAAGAACCGGATTTGTTCAAATTGACTTTAATTTTGGTAATCCAGAATGGGAAAAATTCTATCACTTCAGTCCGGGCGATGATTCTGCGTATAAAGGAGCTCATAGAAATTTAGCAATTGCTGCTATTTCTGCAGTGATTGATATTTTTGAGGCGCCAGAGCGCGATGCTCAAAATCGACCAATTCAACTTATTCGTTGGATTTTTGGACCTGCCGGATTCAAACGTGTAATGAGGCGCAGTCTACAGGATCCTCGTTCTGGCGACTGGCTAAAAAAGCAGCAGGACGCCGTGCTCATTGGTCCATATTTTGACCCGGATACAATCGCCGAACTATTATTTCGAGATGAAAATGCTAAAGGTTCGGATCTAAGTAGCCTAGAGTCAATTCTAGCCGCCGTCAATAAATATTGCGGCTTAGTAGAGAAAGAGCGTATTTATAGGCGCATGGCAAGTAATTTTACAGACTGGAAAGACGGAAGAAACTTCATATATCCTACGGTAATTGCTAAATACCTACCGTAAAAGATAAATAAGTTTATGAATAGGATTATCCTATCACAAATTTAAGGAGTTTTCAAAATGACACAAAAAGTAAATGGTGCAGCCTACAAGGGCATCTGGGTCGAAAGGCAAGTAACTTTCGTTAAGCTAACATTCAGCAAGGACATTACTGCGCTTCCTGCTGCTGATCTAGTAGTTCTAGGTACAGCAACACCGGCTGGCGCAGGTACAGTCGCTGATTCGTCGTTCGCAGTTGTAGAGAGTGCATTGGTTCAAGCACTAAAGACAGCAGAAACAAAAGCTACAGTCCTTGGTATTTCCAAGCTAGATGGTGGCTTAACTGTTGACGTTATGCTTGGCCACGCAGAAGGCTGGTTCTCTGATGCAGCAGGCGTCATTGCAACAGCACTTCCTGTTATCGGCGCACAAGGAGTCGTAACGACCGCAGGCGCAGCACCTACTGACGTTCTTGGTGCAGTTGTTGGTGTCCTAGACACAGCAGTCACAGTCGACGTAGAGTTTGTTGCATTCGACGGTACAATGCCAACAGCTACAGCAGCTAACGGTGACCTAGCCATTGGCCCAGGATCGACATCCGGTGCAACACCACCAAACAGCCCAACAGGAACAGCTGGTTACTACCCAGTTTAATCTGTAAGGATTGTTTAATGAAAGCTCGCTTCGGCGAGCTTTTTTAATGACTGAAATTTTATCTATCTTGATAAATACATTAACTTGTAGGAGATTACAAAAATGGTATTTAGAGTAAACGGCGGAATCATCAATGACCAGACCTTAACAGGTGGCATGAGATTCTTCAAAATCGTAGGTCCCTTTGCTTGGACAGTTTCGGATGGTTCGGTGAACTTGCCGGTGATATTCAACGGTGGTGTACCACTAGTTACATCCTACTTCGTAGTCGGAGAAGATCGTCCTGTCCCAAACAGTGCAGCAGAACTGGCCCTGAAGGAAATTAGTAAACAGGCCGATATTGTTGTCATTGGCTTAATGCCTGCCAACTATGGCGCAACAACTGAACTTCACATCGGAGTATCTGCATCGGCGTTTGGTTGGGGATCAGATACACCACCATATGATGTTCCGCCTGCAAACGCCGATGAAGAGCAATTGCCCACAACACCTACAGCAGCAGCAACCCAGATGCAGGCAGCGATCAATGCACTTCCCAACGCAACAGTTTATATCACTGTAGGGGCCCCTGATCCATTAGCAGCACCTGTTTCAGCAGTCGCTGCATTTGGTGCAGTAACTGTTGAAGAAGTTTCGTTCTCATTAGGAACTGCAACATACTACAACTTGGCATAAGAATTTTTGCAATAAAGGACAGCGCCTTCGTGGCGCTTTTCTTTTGACGCCAAGTTATTGATTTCTTGATAAATATAAGAATATTCAAGGATAACTGATTATGCCAATAAGAACGACAGGCGGGGTGTTTGATGAACAGGTTTTAACCGGTTCACTCGCACATTATGTGATTTGTGGGGCCGACTTTAGTGGAGCAATCAACAGCTACGGCCAGCCTGTACCCTTCTCGGCAGCTGAGATCATATTTACTCATATATCTGAAGGCGCCTATATAAACATAATGAATCCGAATGAGTGCAACATATCATTCGCACTAGAAGCCGGCAGGTCGGTATGGGATGAAATTTCCTTAACTGCGATGGTTCAAGGACTTGGAAACGATGTAGGTGTAGACCATATTGATTGTTCGGTTTGTACAGTCAAGAGGGTCCCTTATATATGGGGATGCGCTGGCCCTGGCGCAACCAGTTTCCTAGATCTGACTGATACACCGGCATCATATGCTGGCGCAGCCAACTATGTGGTGACAGTGAACCCAACTGAGGATGGGTTGATTTTTACAGCAGCGGGAGCATCATCCAACGCATATTCGTTCGTGGCGGTACCTGCCCAGCCAACACTTACTGCTACCGGCAGCGACACATTGACGATTATTCCAGGAACAAATGTTTACATAACCACAAATACAATTGCTAATTCATTGACGATAGATTCGGGCGGTGATGCAGATTATATACCAGTTCCACCGGGAACAGCACTCAACATAAGTTCCAAATATTTTGTAACAGCATCGGGGATAGTGACACTTCCTCCCCTATTGGCATCCGGCTACCCGGCCGGCAGAACGGTGGTTGTAACAAAACCCATTGCATCCACAATCTTTATAAACGTAGGAAATCCTGCCGACGTCATACAAACTGACTTAGGGCCGACAGATTCTATAGAATTTGACGCCACACAGCAATGTTTCTTTGTAACTGACGGAACAGGACAGTGGGAACTTCAGATTGGTTCTGTTAACTAAAGAATTTTGGTAAATAGGTAATATAAGGATTATTATGATTCAAAGAGTACACGGCGCTGCATCTGCAATGCAAAACTTATCGGCAGATTTGCAATATTACATTTGCTATGCATCTTCACCACTATGCTTTACTGATCCTAATCCTAATCCTCCAGTTAGTGAAGAAACACTCAGGCTTGTTAATATACAAGTAACTAATGACCCATTAGATGAAAGCCAAAAGAATTTCGAAGTATTTCTAATGAGCATTGGGCTTAGAGCCATGCCGGTGATACTT